GAAAAGGAATGGTCGAAGTTCTGCAAAAAAGGGCAGTTCGACGTCGCTGGCCGCTATTCCTTTGTCACGTTTATGCACCTGTGGATCGAGACGCTCGCCCGCGACGGCGAGGTCCTGGTCCGCATCGTTCGCAACTGGTCGAACCGCTGGGGTTTTGCGTTGCAGATCCTCGAGGCCGATCGCCTTGATCTGACCCTAAACACCCTTCTCGACAACGGCAACCGCGTCCGCATGGGCGTCGAGCTCGACGATTGGGAACGCCCGGTCGCTTATTGGCTGCTGCGCGATCACCCCGGCGACGTGCTGCGCCGCGCCGAGGAGCGTTATGACCGTATCCCCGCGACCGAAATGATTCACACGTTCGACCCGTGGCGCCCGCATCAGACGCGCGGTTTCACCTGGACGCACGCCTCGGCCCTGGACGTGCATCACCTGGACGAATTCAGGCAGGCCGCGCTCGTGAAAGCGCGCATCTCGGCCTCGATCACGGGGCATTACGTCCAGGATGCGGAATGGCTCGACCCTCCGGAAAGTGACGATGACGACCCGCCCATCAGCGAGGAGATCACGTCGGGCGAGGGCCGGCTGCTGCCTTATGGCGTCGACTTCAAACAAGTCAACACGCAAGGGCCTGGCAGCGATTACGCGGCGTTCATCAAAGACGGCAACCGCAACGCGGCGGCCGGCCTGGGGCCGAGTTATCACCGCCTCGCGCACGACCTCGAGGGCGTCAGCTTTTCGAGCCTGCGCTCTGGCGAGCTCGACGAGCGCGACTTTTACAAGTGCTGCCAGGAATTCACGATCTCCGAACTGCTCGATCGCATCGGCGAGGAGTGGCTCAACTCCTCGATCCTGCGCGGCGTGATCAAGATCGCCCCGCGCGACCTGGAGCGCTCGACCGAACTGGTCTGGCAGGCCCGTGGCTGGGATTGGGTGGATCCGCTCAAGGATTCGAAATCAGCCTCGGAAAGCATCGGCAACCGCACGAAATCCCGCTCCGAGTACATCCGCGCCAACGGCGACGACCCCGACGAAGTGTTCGCGGAAATCGCAGCCGAGGAGGAGCAACTCCGAAAGCTCGGCTTGGCGCCTATCCACAAACCATCGAAAGAGGAACCGCCGGATGACAAAGCCGACGACGCCCCCGACGACGACTAGCGCCCCGCTGCCGGTCCTGCGGACGCTCCAGTCCGCGCCAGTCACGCGGGCGCTCGGCGTCGACCTTTCAACCCTTGACCAGGAAAACCGCACCGTCGAGATCGCTGTCTCGAGCGAGTACCCCGTCCGGCAATGGTTCGGCATGGAAGTGCTCGACCACACCGACGCGGCGATCGACCTCGAGCGCATGCGCTCCGGCGCGCCGGTGCTGATCCAGCACGACCGGCATTCGGCCTGGTCGCAGGTCGGCGTCGTCGAGGAGGTATGGCTCGCGGCCGATCGCAAGTTGCGCGCGCGGATCCGCTTCTCGAAAGGCGATGAAGGCGAGCGGATCTTCGTCGACGTCGCCGACGGCATTCGCCAGAACGTCTCGGTCGGTTACATCCCGCTCGAAATGGTGCTCGAGCGCAGCGAAGCCGGCCTCGATCACTACCGCGTCACCCGATGGCAGCCGTTCGAGGTTTCCATCATTTCCGTGCCCGCTGACCCGACCGTCGGGGTAGGGCGTTCCCAAGCTGAAACCACGCACACCGTAATTGTTAGAGGTAGCACGATGCCCAAAGAAAATACCCCGGCGGAACCGACCACCGTCACCGCCGATCCGCTCGTCGCGGAACGCGCCCGCGTCGCCGACATCATCGCCCTCGGCGATCGTTTCGGGCAGCGCGACCTCGCGACCGAGGCCGTTGGCCAGGGTCACAGCGTCGACCAGTTCCGCGCGCTGCTGCTCGAGCGCCAGGCGCCTAACGCGCCGAAGCCGGTCGTCATCGCCGCGCCCAAGCCTGGCGAGCGTGACCTGCCAGGCTTCGCGAAAGACGTATCCGCGCGTTCCCTCGGCCTGACCGAGAAGGAAATCAGCGAATACTCGCTGATGCGCGCCATGAACGCCTACGCCGAAAAGGACTGGTCGAAAGCCGGCCTCGAGCGCGAGGTAAACATCGCGCTCGGCGATACCCTCAAGAAAGAGGCGCGCGGCTTCTACGTGCCGCACGACCTGCTGATGGCCGGTTATCGCGCCGGTATGTCGAAAGGTGAAGTCGGCAAGGGTGGCGAGCTGGTCGCGACCGAGCTGCGCATCAGCGAGTTCGTCGACATCCTGCGCAACAAGACGATCATGGCTCGCCTCGGCATGCGCCTGCTCGGCGGCCTGGTCGGCGACCTGGATCTGCCGAAAAAGGTCAGCGGGTCGAACTTCTACTGGCTCGGCGAAGGCCAGAACGTGCCCGACAGCTCGTTTGACCTGAGCACCGTGCCGCTGTCGCCGAAAACCATCGGCGGCGCGATCCCGGTGACTCGCCGTCTGCGCAAGCAGGCCTCGAAGTCCGTCGAGGCGCTGATCATCAGCGACCTGATCGACGGCCTGGGCGTTGCGATCGACCTGGCCATGCTGACCGGTACCGGCGCCGACAACATGCCGCTCGGCCTGCTGAACGCTGCCGGCATCCCGGCCCTGGCCTACCTGGCCGCCGGCATCGACTTCGATGCGGTCGTCGAGATGGAAACCAAGGCGTCGACCTTCAACGTCGAGGGCGATTCGCTGGCCTACCTGACCAGCCCGACCCAGCGCGGCGCGGCCAAGCGCAAACAAGTGTTCGACGGTACCGGCGAGCGTGTGTGGACTCGTGACAACGAGGTCAACGGCTACAAGGCAACCGCGAGCAACCAGGTGCCGGCCGATACCTGGGTTTACGGTGACTTTTCGCAGATCGTCTGCGGCATGTGGGGCGTTCTGGATCTCAAGCCAGACCCCTACGCGCTGGCCGGTAGCGATGGCCTGATGCTCCGCGTCTTCCAAGACGTCGACGCAGCCATCCGCCGCACCGAGTCGTTCGTCATCGCCAAGAAGGCGGCGGCGTAAATAGAACCTGATGCGGGCAGGTGAGGGGGCTTCGGCCCCCTTTTTTATCTGACCTGCGGGAGCAAAGAACATGGGAATGCAAGTATTGACCGCATTTATCGTCCTGCTGACTGACATCATGCAGCACGGCGATATGATCCCGGTCGGCACGACCCTCGAGGTTGAGAAGCGCCTCGCGGATCAATGGAAGGGCTCCAAAATCGCACGCGCTGCGACCGACGAGGAAGTCGCCGAGTATCAGGGCGACGTGGCCGAGGCCGAGGCGCTGCTCGATGACGTCGACGCGCTGGCAGGCCAGAAACGCGTCCTCGAGGTGGATATCGAGAAGCTCCAGGAACGGAAAACCGAGCTCGCCGGTGATCTGCAGGCGCTCGAGTCCGACGTCGCCGACCTGGGCAAGCAGAAAGAAACCCTCGGCGCCGAGGTCAAGGCCCTGGAAGCGGCCAAGGCTGCAGCCGAAAAGCCGGTCGCGGCAGCTAAGCCGAAGTGATCGGCGAGGATGACCTCGAGGCGTTCTTCGATCCGGACGAGTTCGGGCTCCGGCTCGTGCTGATCGTGGACGGCCAGTCGCCACGCGAGATCCTCGGCATGCAGAACCCGCGCGATCGATCCGGGCCGCTGTACCGCTCCGGCATCGATCCCAACGCGGCAAACCTGCGCGTGCGCCCCGACCAGGTGAAAGTCCAGGTCGCGACCCGCGACGTGCCCGAGCTCTACCGCGCGCAGCGCATCGAGCTCGACGGCGTCGGTTGGTCGATCGCCAACGTCGAGCCGCTCGGCCGGATCCGCTCGCTGATGACCCTCGTGCCCTACGGGGCGCGGGAATCCAAGCCGGAGCGCGGCAAATGGCAGGCTACGAACTAAACCTGGAGGCGGACGGCTGGGCCAGCGTCGAGGAGCTCCTGCGGGACGCTCCGAAAAAACTGGACCTGGCCGCCGCCCGAGCCCTGCGCAAAACCGCGCAATGGCTGCGCACGCACAGCACGCGGGAAATCGCCCGCGAGCTGCGCATCACGCAAAGCCCGGTTCGTCACCGCTACATCATCAACAGCCGATCGACCGCGAACGAAGTCAAGTTGTGGGTCGGCCTGAATCCGATCAGCGTGCATTACCTGGGCACGCCTGAGCAGACCCCGACCGGCGTAAAGGTCGGGCACCGCGCCTACGACGACGCGTTTATCTCCCCGATGAAAACCCGGCATCGCCTCGTTTGGCGGCGCAAGGGTCGCGAGCGCCTGCCGATCGAACGCGTGACGGAGGATTGGGACGGCCCGGCCATGGACGTGCTGTCGCGCTGGGAAAAGCGCGCGATGGAGCGGTTCGCCGAGCTGTTCGAACAGGAAGCCCGTTATGTCCTCAGTCAGTAAGGTTTTCCGGTCGCTCGACAAGCTGTCGGATCTGTTTTTCGCGATCGGTGAAGCCATTCATACCGCAGGCCTTGGCGTCAGCGTGGCGAATTACGAGGAGTGGGACGGTTACGTCGGCGACGCGACCGTGCTGGTCGAGCTCGAGCGCACGTCGCCGAGTGAGCGGCAGAACGACGGGCGTTATGCCCACACCGTGAGCGTGACACTGCATGCAGTAGTCGCCCGCTCGCGCAAATTTGCAGCGCTCGAGGCGGGCAACCTGGCCACATGCCTCGAGCGCCTGG